CTGAGAAGCCGGTGACTTCGTCCTTCTGTGCTTGTTCGCACAAGACGGAAACCGTCACTGTGCTGGTGTGAACGCGCCCGCGCCTCTCCGTTGGAGGAACGCGCTGAATGCGATGGCCGCCAGCCTCGTTCTCTAAACCAGCAATATCGTCGGTCACGATTACGGCGCCACCATCGAAAAACGTGGCGCGGTGCTTTCAGCCTTTGGCCTCTAGAAAGCGCTCGTAGGCGCGCGCCAAATCATGCGCGAAAAGTTTCGCGTCATCTCCGCCTTCTGCGGCCCGAATTTCGATCGTCTTGGTCATAGGATTTTCTAGCATGAACCGCCTGATTGTGCTAACGCTTTTCGCACTCGCCGCCTGCCAAACCGATCAGCCTGGAATACAGGTCCGCACGGTCACGCAGACGGTCGAAGTTCAACGCCCCTGTCCCGGCACAAAGCCACCGCGCCCAGCACCGCTTGCGCGCCCGCTGCCAACCGATCCAGTGCAGCTCGCAGCGCTACTCGGAGCCAAGCTCGCCGAATACGCAGCGAAAGGGATGTACGCCGATCAGGCCGATGCAATAATGAACCGCTGCCTCACCCCCTAAGACCTTAGTAAGCAAGGGTGCTGCTGAGTTCAGTCCGAACTAGGGCTTTCCTTGCGGAGACGTTCTTCGCGAATACGCTCTCCGCTCTCAAGGAAGTCGTCGAGACCTGTGGGCGTCAACAGCACCTTCGCTCGTTCATGGTCGGTCATCCTCGGAAGTTTGACCGCATGGTGGATGTCGTTCTTCCACTCGCTCACCTTGATCCCCCAACTCTCGAGCTCTGCCACATCCACCTCGCGCCCGAGCAAGAGCCTGGTCACGATATGGGACAGGATACCCTCGCTGCGGGCACAGTGGCGAGAGGCGTCAATGTCGCCGGTTATCTCGATGCGCCATTTGCCGGTAAGTTTCATCTGCCTGCCCATGCGATCAGCGCAGCGCTCAACACAGCAAGCATCAGCAAGCCGCCAAGTAGCGTTCGGTTGGGCGTATCTGTCTTTTACAAACCCGACCGCAGAAACGGCGGATTTCAGCGGGTCCAACCTAGAGAACCGGAGTGGTGAAAATGAAGCATGAAATGTCGTACATCCGCCGGGTCTTCGCGGCGCTATGCATGCTGGGCCTTTGGTCGCCGAACTGGTGGCTACCCAAAGGCCCAACGTTGCCCCCTAGTGCGTGACGATCAGCCGCCAGCGAATGTTGCCTTGGGAGTAACCGTGCTGATGGTGGTTCTGCGGAGGCAGGGGATGCCCATGTGTCGAGACCACGTTCAGCCCGCAACCCTCGCAGCGGTAAATCCCCGAACGTGGGGTACTAGCCCCGGCCGAATGAACGCCATCGAACATGTTATCGACTGATTGGGCGAGGTATTGGGGGTACTTGTAAAAGGCCATGCGCGTTTCCTTTGCAGGTTAACGCAATCGCCTTGACCTCAAACCCGAACCGGACAATTATTCCGGCGCCTAAAGAGCTCGTTCCCACCGGCGATTGCTAGATCATGGTGGAATGATAGGGGGTCGGGTCGGAAGCCCGACCTCCAATCATGTCAGGCCGACATTATCGAATCGGAACCTGCACAGAGTCGAATCTTTTCAAGCCGATTCCGGGTATAAACGGCTAGTTATCCACAGGCGCGGCCCATTAGAACATTCGCGGAACAAACCGCTTGCCCGAATCGGGCGGACAGCGCTTTTTGGCCGGATGTCGAATCGGCTCCCGCGCTCCGCTGTCTCTCGCCTCGCGCTGGTCGCAATTGACGTTCTGGACGAAGCCTACCGGACGGCGGACCGTAAGCCAATTGAGCGCACGGCAATCCACCGCCTGGCACTCGGCTACCTGTTGCTATCCGGCCTCGCCTCCAAGGGGCATGTGCGGACAATCTGGCAGGTGCTGGGGCACGAAGGGTTGTTCGTACAGATGCCCTGCCGACAATCGCACTTCGGCAACATCATCCACGGCATACGGGAGCGAGCGCGGGGCCTATACCCCGGCGAAGGCTAGCACCGTTCGGATCAACCAGTAGGCCATCGGCGCCAGCAAGATGAACGCCAGCATGGTGAACTCTAACTCGGTCTTTGAAGGTGACCGCTTCATCACGGCCACGTATGCCCCAAGGGAGGATGTAGGAAAGTAATTCTTCGCACTTGTCGATAACGGAGCCAGTTGGACTCGACTCCCCACCGCCGGTCTATAACCTCTGACGATCTGACAAAACAGGAGGCGTCGCTATGGCAGACGGCCCAAAGGAAATCAGTCCAAACGCTAGTAAAATCAGCGTCTTAGCACCGAAATCAGGTGGATTGGAAATCAGTCCCGCGCAAGGTTCTCTCGAACTTGGTATCGAGAAGGACGCAGAGTTCGGTGAGATTGGCATGGGCGTGCTGTCCGATGGCACGCCATATTTGAAGAGCTTATCGAGCATGGCTTGTCCTACTCAGTCAGGGAGGGATGGGCAATGGCAGGAAAAGGTTCGCCAACGCTTCCGGGACTCGGCGGGCCTCCGTTGTCAAGTTGGGGCGGTTCGCCAACCGTAAGCGATTGAAGTGGCGACTATAGGTGATTCCACCCCTGTCCACCACCTCTTTCTGAAAACGACGGTTATTCAGCATCTTGCGACCCCCGCTTGGCAAACCGGCGGCTCAGGTTTGCCACCGCTTCATCCGCCAAAAGCTCCCGATTGGCCTTTTCGGCATAGTGGGCGAACTGCTTGTCGGTCTTGTGGCCGGTCACGGCTCGGCCCTGGAATGTCGTTGCGCCGGATTCGGCTAGTCGGCGGCTCATGGCTTTGCGCAGCCCGTGCGGGGAGCAATGCGGAACGCCCGCCTTCACGCAGGCGCGCTTAAACCACTTGGCAAGCCCTTTGGTCGTGTAGGGCTTGCCGAACTCCGTCACCAGATAGGTCATGTGCCCGCTGTCGCAGGCGTCAATCGCGGCGTCGAGTTCGGGCGTGGCGGGGACTATCGTGTCGCTGTCATTCTTGCCGTGGTGCAGGTGGAATTTCCCGCCCCGGCGATGCTGGCGACCGACAACTGCCGCATCGCTCACTCGAAGCGCCAGATAGAGCATAAGCGCTTCGGCAAGGCGCTCCTTCGTGCCAAGTGGCCACCGGGCCTCGAACAGCGCGATTTCTTCCTCGGTCCATGTGTGAAAGCCCTTGCCCTCAGGGTAGGGATCGGTGGCGTCCACAGGATTGTCCGAGCGCCAGCCCAGCCATACCGCGTGCTTGTGGATTCGCTTCAGTATCTTGCGTAGAACATTTGCCGCGCCCGGCGTCCCGGCCATGCTAACCAGCTTGTCATCGATCAGGCGAGCAGTCATGGTTTTGGCGCTCTTGGACCCGTTTTTTGCCCGGAACCGCTCAAGCACCCCACGATAGGTTTTCTGGCTCGATGGCTTCATCTTGAGCCACTGTTTTGTGCGGTAAAAGCTTGAGATTAGAGCATCATAGGTGTAGGGTTCAAACCTTGGCTCTTTGACAGGTTCGGCATTTTTCGCTGCGGCGTATTCTTCCATGAACTCGCGCGATCCGGGGGAGTGTCGGAAGTGATAAGTCGGCTGCCCCGTCTTGCGGAAGCGATAGCGCTTCTTGCCATGCCGGTCGGTCCACTCGGTCACATTCTCGGGCAACCAGCGGCGTTTCATTCCAGGCGCTCCGGCTCTGGTTCATCGTTCGCGGCCTTGCCGACGATAATCTCCATTTGGCCGTCAGCTCCGATTCTCACCCGCACATCTTCGTAACCGCACCCCTTGGCAGCCAACAAGGCTCGCTTGATATCAGCCTGTCGAAAACGTGCAGGAGCGGTCACAACACCTTCCTTGCTTCCACTATGGCTGCTTCGAGGGCATCCAAATATAATCTGAGTGTGTTCCTCGTGTTCTCTTTCGCCAACTCTGTAGAGAGTTCCGGGCTATCCAGATGCTCCTGACAGCGGTAAGCCCATTCCGCCATTTGGCGGGCTGTCCCGGCTAGGTGGACTAGGGGTGGAATATCAGTCATTGGGCGCACCCTCCGGGTCGGGCTTTCGCGGCTTCGCCGTCGAGCCTGCATCCGCAGTCTCGCCCGTTCCGGCTTCAATCCCTTGCGCAACGCGCTGCGCAACAGGAACATCACGCGAGTATGTTCTAATCCAAAGGACAGTCGCCTCACTCGCTTCATGCGGTGGCCAGCAAAGTTCGCGGACGATATACGCGGACGCGTTCCACATATTGGTGCGACCTGATGCGCGCAATTGATCGAGATATTCGAATGCCTCGGTCAGTTCATCCGCGGTCAATCCGCCCGCGCTAGCGATACCCGCCCGAAGGGCCGAGACGGAACGGCTCGGGCTTTGCCGGGTAGCGCGGTCGACGCCAGTCGAAGCGCCCGTATCTTGTTGTTTTCCGGTCATTTGCCCTCCTGGAGAATGCTGCGACCCCTGATGGCGGCGGCAATTGAATTCGCAGCTTGGCAAATAGCTTCGTTCTGTCCCAACCAGCCTAGGACGGCCCAATCCTCCGCCACCTTCGCACAAGCCTCCCGCTCTGCCAGAACCAGTGCTTGGAAGTGGGGCGCAAGCTCGGCAGGCCATTCTATTTCGGCGAGGCTGTCTCGAATTTCATCCAATCCCACATCACAGTCGGCGATTCCGTCGAAGGCAGCCAGAACGACATTCGTGAGAATTGTCACCACGCTCTCCGGCAGATCGATCACTTCGCCAGCTTCTGGTGGGAGGGTGGGGTTAGGCATGGGACGCTCTCCGCTCTGCCGCACGAAGCAGTCTCCGCAGCCGTTCGCTTTGTTCTACAGAGAGTGTCGCTTCAACATTCGCCCCTGCCGGGCCTCTGGCTGTCAGCACGATTGCGTGGCCGTAATTGGCGATTGTGAGCTGAACCGTTTTGCCGACGATGAAGCCCTCGATGATGTCAGACTCCATCGGCGCTATCCTTGTTGGTGAGGCGGCGGGCGGTTTCTAGCTCAGCGGCAATTTCAGCCAGACCGTCCGTTTCTTCGTCGAGCCTGGCGGGCCTCCAAGCGACTGGAACGCCACGACCTGCCGTGAAGTGATCGTGCGACCAGCACCAGCCGGCGAGGAACCATTCGTCCTCACCGGTATCCTCGAATCCGTTGAACCCGATTGTGACGCCATAGCGGGCTGTATCTTGCAGCGCGTGGTCCGCGTCCTCGCCCGAATAATCCACGATCAGTTCGAGCATGCGATGGTCGCGCGGTGCGCTCGCAATGTCGCGCCATTCCTCGCGCTCCGCCTTCTCGGCTTCTAGTTGGCGGAACCACCACGCGATTTGGTTTGCGATGATGACCGGATTGTCGCCGCGGACGGCACAATCTACGAGCTCCCCTATCTTGACGCGTATATTTTCACTCTCCCCCACAGATACGGGAGTGCGGGGCTTTTCGGATGCGATGCGGTGGTTCCAGGCTGAGACGGCTCGTTCTTCCGTGTCACGGTTTGGTCCATGAAAGGCAGATGGGCCGCATGCTCCACAGCCTTTGCAGAATGTTTCTTTTCCATCTCGAACGTAACGTAAGACCGCACCGCCCCCACAAAACGGGCACGGCAGCAAATCCACCTGCTCGACCTTGAGTTCGTTAGCCAAGATTACCTCCTTTAGGCGCGTCCTGCGGTAGGTTGGGCGCATCGGCCTGATGGCCGACCGGGCCTGCGGGCTTCGCCCCGAGCCGGTTCCCGTCTCGGCCAGAGGCGCTAGTCCCTTGCGCTGGTTCATCGTCTTTCGTCCAAACGACGCCATGCTTGGCACCGAAGGCAAACAGCAGTTCGATCAGGGCCGAGAATTGCTCCACAGTGAGCGTGGATGACCGTAGGCCCACGGGGAACACGCCAGCGCCTTCCAGTTCGGGCAGGAAGCGCATTTCGGCCCCCAAGGCGTTCAGGAAGCGTAGTTTCAGATCCTCCGCGCTGAACCGCGTCATCTCGGGCACCTGGCGCTGAATGTCGGCCAACATCGGCCAGAGCTTGCGATTCTGGTCATCCGTGCGGGTGCGCTGGCTTACCCGGCACACGTGATCCTCGGGCGCACGGTCGATCATCTGCTTGGCATGTTCGCGTCCGCGCTTCGTATCGAGAAAGATGGTGCGGCGCTCAGCCATGCCACTCCCCGCATAGGTCATCCTTCGCCTTCTTCGTTGCCTCGGGAAACCTGCGACAGCGCACGCTTGTGCGAGCGGCTTTATCAGCGGCGTCCCACAACAACTGGCGTGTGAAATCGAAATCGAACAGCGGATACCCGGCCCAAATCTGCCATAATTTAGGCTTAGGAGGCTCCCCTGTTGGGCGCGGTCCTTTTGGTGGATCGTAGGCCTGCGCATGGCAGCAGGTTTCGCAGCGCTTTGGCTTAGCCATGCTTGGCCTCCCAAGCCGGCCGACCTTTCCAAGCATACCAGAACGTCCGGCACACCTCGCGCATGTCGAGCTTGTATTTTGCGATGAATGTATCCCAGCCTAGCCGATGCTGTTCTTCATGATGCCCGTCGCAACCCGCGAAAGCCCAGCAATCTGAAACCTTGGTCCCCATGCCCTTGTCGCCAGCCTGATCCCAATGACAGGCACGGACCTTCCCCCAGCACTCTCCGGTGTAGGCGAGTATGCAGTTACGCCCCCGCAGGAATTGCAGGAAGCCGGGGGCCGACTTGTGTTCGGGTCGGCCGCGGTTCTTGTGGCGGGGGGCAGTATCAACGCGGTTCACGCCGCCCTCCTAAGTCCACCCAGGCATTGCTCTATGGCGGCAAAGCCTTCATCGGTAATCCTAAGCCAGACGCGGCGCGTATCGCCTTGCCCCGGAAAGCGGCGCACCCATCCTTTTTCGACAAGTACCTTGAGATAGCGAAGGCCCGTAGTCGTAGAGACCCCGGCGGCTAGGCACGTGGCAGAGATATCCACCTTGTGCATGGCTAGCCGCTGCTCGGCTAGATTAAGCAGGATCATCCAGCCATGGTCGCGCAGCTCGGGTGCAACCATTGCGGCTCTGCGCCTTACGGCCAGTTCGTTGGCAAGGGTGGTGCGAATGTCCATCAGGCCCTCGCGATGTCCACCATCTGCTGAGCCGTTTCGCTGTCAAACTCGCCAACCATCTGCTCGGCAAGATTGAGTAGGCCCTTGAACTCCGGCGGCGCGGGGTCGCCACCGCGCAGATAGTGCGGGGAGTGTTTCTCCGCGATCTTGACGAACTCGCGCCATTCGTTTGTCGCGGTAAGGCCATAGACCATGTCGCTATCGCCACACCCGGCCAGCTCGCGTTCCAGACGCGCAAGTTCGCGGTGCAGTTTCGTCGGCGTCGAAAGCGGGCTGTCTGGCTCTCGCCAGCCTTTTGTGGTATCCGTTGCGGGGCCGCCCGAGGCCGACTGCGCCTCTTTGCTTTGTCCTCTGGCGGACCCTTGTTGATGAATGGCGTTCTCGACTTCATTGGCAGTCGCGAACTCCGTTCCACCAAGCCCGAATGCGGCAAGCGCGCGCCCGATTGCGGACGTTTCGGCATTCTCAAGCGCGCTTGTGCGATTGATCTGCGAGGCCTTTCGAAATTCCTCGGCATGGCCCGTCGCCAATACCCGCCCGGCAGCATCAGTGATCTGTGCGAGCATCACCACGCTTTCATCGGTGCGGTCGATCACGCTGGTGAGCAAGGAATGCTCTGGATGTTCCTCCCGGAACTTCTGTACGCGAAGGGCGACCGTTTGGTACTCGCGCCCTCGAATGTTGACGATGCCCGACTGGACGTTCATCATTCCGTTCCTTTGGTTAGACTGGTGTTGGGGATCACGAGAGCCGCCATTTCGGAAAGCCTTTCGGCAGTAGCTCACATGCGCGAGCGCCAAGTCGGTGGACGGATCGGTCAGCAAGGGTGTAATATGCGCCTTCCCCGCCATTGCCGATTGCGCGACCTTCAACGACCAGCGATCGGCGGTTGGCGTCGACAAAGTCGGCGGCTTGCTGCTCTGGCGTTCTCGCCATCACCCCTTCTCCTCAATAAGACTGCGATCCCACTCTGCGTTCAGTTCGCTCCAACGAACTTCGCCCATGCGCTTGCGTGCGCTGGCGGCTTCCCGATTGAGCGTGAAGGTTGGTGCCCATTCAGGCATGGGATCGGGAACCACGGCACTCGTGCGGTTGCGCCATTTGTGCCTGTTGCGATTACTCATGATCCCGGTCCTTCCGTAGAATCTGGATGGCGGACAGGATGGCTCCCGCCGCCAGCAGCGCGCAAAGCAGGGCGAAGCCGTTCATCAATATCCAGCAGAACCAATACCAACCGAGCGGCAGCCAGTCGGCGAGTTCTGTCGAGCCAACCGCAAGGCCGATAAAACCGGCGGCGAATAGGATCGTAAAACACAAATTGCCGATTGCGGTTTCGCTGAAATGGACTTGCCCGTTGTCGTTACCCACGACCGAATATCCTTTTCCAAAGCGAGGGGCGCTCGTACTCCATGGGTAAAATCTTGCCGTAGAAGTGCTGGCGATCAGCATCGGTCATAGGGCGCTTGGGTAAGGTCCAGTTGTCTGGGCGGGAGCAGGTGAAGCGGGCGCTCATTGGGGCCTCCATTCTTCGCGAACCTCTGCACCACGTCCTCTGAGGGTGCGTTTCCAGTTCCATCGTTCGAGAATTGCGGGCATGATCGGCCCAATCGGGCAGACAATCACAGGCGACAGCCCTGCTGTCGCCGCGCCTTCGATCAAGCGTTTGAGCGATCCACGCCGGGTTGAGCTAATCGCGACGATATGCAGTTCGTCGCCCTCAATCGCGAGAACCGGCCACGGCTCCCAATCTTCCGCATCGAGCCATGCAGGCTTGTTTCGCGGCCAGATTGGGGTCCGGCCTTCGGCGGCCTCTGCTTCAAGCATAAGTGCCCCCATCGTTGAAAGACGAGGCAAGTGGGCCAAGCCGATCATCTCACAATCTCCTTCGGACACTGATCCAACTTCTCCACCTCACAGGTATGCACACCCACAATGCATCGTATCGCCACCTCAAGGATCAGAGCGGCAATGATGAGCCAAGAGCCAGCCATGCAGAGCTTCCTCCCGAAGCCCCTCCCGCCCGCGTTCCTAACAACACGGGACGAGAGGGACTGTGGGGACACCGAAGCGGACGATCTGGCGTGCTCCTGAGTAGGCCAGCTCCGGTGGGGGAATTTGGCGGTCATGACGGGGTGCCCCGGCGGGCGAGGGCCGCATTGATTTGCCCAAGGATTATTGGGCAGTTATGCTGCGCCGTTTCCAAGATCGCGGGTATTGGAAGCGCTTGGACCCGCTGTATGACGTTGACCATGTCGAGGAATGCTTGAGCGCAGCCCTTGGCATTTTCGAGTACCCCCACCAGCTCAGCTTGGCTATCGATGCGGTGGCGGGTGAAGGCTTGGATCGCGGGGTGCCCATCGCTTGGCAAGCCAACCGCAAAGCCGCGCACCTTGTGCATGAACACAACTGCAGCCTCGCGATCCTGTTGCGTCACCGGCAGCAGTTCTGCTTTGGTATCAGGGTTCGTTCGCTCCGACATCATGCCGCCGCCTTTCTCGGAGAAACCGGCGCAACCGCCAGCTTGGCCTCCGCAGGACCACGAACGGCCCTGAACAGGATTACTTGTGCCGCCGCCACGTCCCGATCGGCCTTGAAGCCGCAGGGGCACGAATGAACGCGCTCCGACAGTTTCTTCGGTTCGACCAGGCCGCAGCTTGGGCAGGTTTGAGAGGTGCCGCGAGGATCGACCTTCACCACCTGACAGCCGGCGCTTTCAGCCTTGTCGGTCAGGATTTGAAGAAAGCCGCCCCATGCAGCGTCGTTTACGTCACGAGCGAGACGCGAACGCGCCAAGCCTTTGATGTTCAAGTCCTCGACCGCGATCAGCCCGAACTTGCGGGTGAGATCGGAAGCGACCTGAAAATGGAACGTGCGCCGACTGCGCCTGATTTTGGCGTGAGTGGCCGCTACTTGCTGCCGCGCTTTGCTCCGGCGCTTCGATCCGCGCTTGCACCGAGATAGCGCCCGCTGGCGACGGCGGAGTTCCTTCTGGGCTTTTCGTGCATGGCGCGGATTTGGTATCAGCGTGCCATCTGACAGTGCCGCGAAGCTCGAAAGGCCAAGGTCCAGCCCGATCGCTTCGGCATTGTCGTTTGCGGCCCCTTCAACCTCGCAAACGAGCGAAAGATACCAGTGCCGTCCCTCGCGCTTGATGCGGCAGGAAACGGGCTTACTCGGTAACTGACGGTGCTGGTGAACGCGGATCGATCCGATGCCCTTCGCATGGAAGCGACCGTCGAAGCGAAAGCCGTCAGCCTGCGGCCATGAGAGGCTTTTGAACCATTCGCGACCCTTGAAGCGAGGGAAGCCGCCGCGCCGGAAGAACGCCTTGTAGGCGTGGTCGACTTGGCGCAGCGTCCCCCGCTGCATTACTGCGGGGTAATTTGCGAAAACTGGGTCAGTCCTCAGTTCGGTCAACGCACGACATTGGTCCATGAAGGACCGCCCGCGCCCGGTCTTGCGGTAGCATTCAATCCGTTCGGCCAGCGCCGCGTTATAGAGTTCGCGGCAATGTTCCAGGGCTTCGCGCAAGCGGTTGTGCTGCACGCGCGTTGGCTTAAGCCGAAAGCGATAGGAGCGTATCATTCCCCCGCCTCCCGAGCATATGCCCGAGCGCGGAGGGCGGCTGCGTCATCGTCAAGGCCCCCGCCGTCTCGCATCGCAACGCCGTGAAGGCTGCGGATCGCGCTTTCGATCATTCCTCGAAGGAACGGGATTTGCCCCAGCCTATTCGCGGGCAGCATCGGGATGGCCCATCTTTGCAGCATATCCGCGGTGGCGCTTAATCCTTGCGGCGAAAGGTCAAGTTGGCGGTCTTCGTCGTCAGCGACCGACTTGCAGTATTCCGCATAGGACGCCTCGCCTTCTGGGCACTCAGGTGCTTCCCAAGTGTCGATCACGTCGGGCGGCAAGCCGGGGTCTTCGCCCCATCCCGGGTGCCAATTTGAGCGGATACTTTGCGCAGTGGCTGCATCGCCACCTTGCTCGACAAATCGAGCCATCATCTCGCGGCAGGCTTGCGCGCCACGAGCGAAATCGTCGTCTGCATAGTCAGCCTCGCTCATTGGATTACCTCCAAAACCGTGAGAATTGAGCGCGCTGCACCAAGAGCCGCTTCTTCGTCGTTCTGTTGAGCGGGGGCGCCACGGGCGTGCGCATAGGCACGGAGGTTGATCGCTAAGCGCTCGACCTTCGCCACCTCCCGGCTCGGCCCATCCAGCGCTTCGACAGGCGAGGCGAGGGAGAGGAGTTCTTTGTTGGGGGTCATGATGCAGCCTCGTCGGTCGGCGAAAGGGTCTGAACAATTTCAGCCAGACCGTCCGTTTCTTCGTCGAAGCGGGTCGGCCTCCAAGCGACTGGAACGCCACGACCTGCCGTGAAGTGATCGTGCGACCAGCACCAGCCGGCGAGAAACCATTCGTCCTCACCGGTATCGTCGAATCCGTTGAACCCGATTGTGACGCCGTAGCGGGCTGTATCTTGCAGCGCGTGGTCCGCGTCCTCGCCCGAATAGTCCACGATCAGTTCGAGCATACGATGATCGCGTGGTGCGGAATCGATCGCCGCCCACTTCCCCATGCTCTCTGGATTGGTGGTCATGGCTGACCCTTTCCGGATGCGTCGATATTGCCGTGATTTACATCGAACGTGATGGCGACGATCCAGGGGTTGTCGTTCCAGCGCTCGCCGTGCTTGGTGTGGAGGCTGTCCCACAATACCGAGAAGCAGATGCTGGCGGGGTGCTTGTCGCGCCAGAACTCAGTCGTCTCTATGCCCTCTGCGCGTGCATCTTCTTCGCTAATTTCCTGCACCCGCTGTACCCGCACATCGGTGACGGCGAGCCACAGCCGTGAGGCCCAGCGGGGCATGTGGATGGAGGGCTTGTAGGACGGCCAGGTTACGACGGGCCGCTTGCCCTTCGCGTCAATCGCCGATGCTACGGGCCATTGTTCGACAAACTCGGTATGGCTGGCGTTCTGGTGGGCCTGATAGCCAACCTCGACAACGTCTGAGTAGATGCCTCGGACGGAGTATGCCTCGCGCACATAGAGCCGATCGCCGGGAGCGTAGTGGTGCGCCGTCTGGAGCCATTCGGCGTTGCCTGGATCGAGAATATAACTATCATCGAACCCAGCATTGAGCAGACAGCGGGCCACTTCATTGCGCCCGGAAATCAACCGCCGCGTTTGCGTCTTGCGCCCGTCCAGCAGCGCGCGAACCATCGGTGCTGAGAAGATGACGCCCTTATCCATGGCTCACCCCCATCGGAAAGAACCGACGATCAGCATTCCAATCGCGATCACCTTCATCGGTCAGCGGGTATCCCTCGGGGTCAAGCCGCAGCTCGAACATCAGGTCATTGCGCACACGCACCAGATCGTCCGCATCGGGCCACACCCGACATGCAGCATCTATGGCGCGCAGTTCGCTCCAGTCATCACGTGGACGTTCAGCCCAATCGGCAAGTTCCTTGGCAAGCCGCATGATCGCAGCAGCCCGTATTGCCGAACGGGTATCCACGGGGGGGTGGAGTTGGGTGAGGGCGTTCATTGAACAGCCCCCTCGATTGCTTTCGAGGTGCTAGCGTAAACTCGCTTACGAAGCGGCGCGCACCAAAGTCGCAGGGCCGCAGCCGCGAGCGCCAACGGGATACATTGATTGGTCCCGTCAAAGCGTTCTTGAGCCGCCGCGTTAAATGGGCTGGCTCCGTACACAGAAACAGAGTCATCCGTATATTTACGCCAAATCGCAGGGGGCACCAGCAATGCGATAGCGGCGTCCATGTAGGCGCCAGCGTCGATGAACGACGAAACTTCATGGAGGTGCACTTCGCTAGCGCAGCCTTCCTTGGCCACCGCCCAAAGCAGATCAGGAGCATAATCCCCGCTCCCCTTTTCGCAAAGGACGATGAGTCCTTCCATGCGACCCAGTGCGGCGGCGGCTTCGGCCAATTGCGTTTTGCGGGATGCCATCTATCACCTCCATCGGCCTGTGCCGTTGGAAGCGTTATGCAACAATCTGTTGCATGGAGCAAGCGGAAAAATGCAACAATCCGTTGCCGAGCGGTTAGCCCGTTGGTTTCAAACCGTTTTAAATTGTGGGCAACCTAGATTAGGGTGAGGGAGGCGCGGCCTCGTCTGGCAGGTATTTGATCACCGCCATCTGGGTTATTGTCTTGCTGCCACCCATAGCGAAAATTCCCCAGAAACCGCTGCCTCCGGTTGACCCAGCTTCATCCTGTGAGCGCAGGATCACCGCATCGCCGCCAGCTTCCTTGACCTTGGAGGCGACCTTTGGGCTACCAACCGCGTGGCCGCCGTCCCATGTTTCATCGCGCTTGTCCGAAATCAGGCCGATCACCTGATAGCGCCGGGGCGGCGTTCCGCTCGTCCAGTAGTCGATCCCATGCTTGGTGATTTTCGTCCCGCCGGTCCCCGTTTCGATGACCGCTGGGCCTTCATATCCCGAGTAGGTGGTTTTGGCCTGAGCGAGCGCATGGGTCGGCAGGACAATGGCCACCAGCGCGAATGCGGCGATCAGCCCGAGACAGCCCGGATTGTTTTTCGGGCGCGGCGTTATGGCCATGTCACTTCCCCCTCTAAGCGGCGTCTGTCCCCGTCCTCTTTTTCACGACCACCTTAGCCAAGTCGGCGATTTGCTGGCGTTCGGTCATGCTGGCGCTCGACCACATATCGATCACGTCGGCGCTCAATTCCTCGGGGCTGTGATCCAGCAACATGCCGGGCGTAGTACCTAGGACCGGGGCGAGCTTGCGGAGCCACTTTGCGGAAAGCTGCGTTCGCCCCCGCTCAAGGTAGCCGATTACCTGGTGCGTTGTGCCCGCCAGTTCGGCCAGCTCGGCCTGAGACAACCCACGGTGTTCCCGCCATGCGCGCAGGTAATTGGGGCCACCGTTGGAATCATCCTCGTTCACTGCATCATTATGCCGCCAAGCGATTTTTCCACCGAGCGGCATAACGTTGCAATTGGGGCTTGCTTTAATTGCAACAATCTGTTGTATTGCGGTTATGGCTACACCTCAGGAAATCGCGAACGCTATGGGTAAGAGCGCGGCTTTCGCGCGGATGATTATCAACGGCAAACGCAGCCCCTCTCTCGCGAACGCACTTAAGATATTCGACGGCACCGGCGAGAAACTTGGCCCCTTGCGCGATTTGAGCGACGAGGAAATTGCGACCGCCCGCCGGATGGCAGACGCGGCATGAACGCGACTCTCCACAACATCGCCCCCAAAACGGTTTACTTCATCAAGCCGATAGGGATGGATGGTCCGGTCAAGATCGGCGGCAGCAAGTTGCCTACCAAGCGCCGCGATGAACTGGAAGTTTGGTCGCCGTTCCCGCTTGAGATTGTCGCCGAGCTCCCCGGCAATCTTTTGGTCGAACGGCAATTCCATGCCTTGTTCGAGCATCTGCACGAGAACCGCGAGTGGTTCACGGCTGCGCCCGAACTGATTGCCGTAATCGAGCAGATCAAGGCTGGCACGTTCGACGTGGCCTCCCTGCCTGAGCCGCGCGGGCTTAGGCCTATGGGCCGCAGAACAGCCGCCTTTACGCGGCAATTGAGCTTGAGCCAGCGCGTGACACACACTGAGCGCCGGACGGGCTACAAGTGCCCTGTCAGTACCTGGAACATGATCCGCGATAACGACACCGCGCGGATCGCAGCCGTTGAGGCTTACCTTTCCGATCCGATTACGCACGGCATTCGCTCTCGCGACACGGAAGCGGCTTAGCGATGCTTCGGGAGCGGAACCACAGCAGCGCCACACTTGCCCTGCCAGAGCTTGTAGGCGGCATCCATGCGACGCTTAAGCAGCAGCATGGACGTGGGCCTGTAGGCGGCGATGTCTTTGCCTCCACGGCTGAAATAAAACAGTCCGCCGCGTTCGATGATCTCCGGAACATCGTCATGCTCCACGATTTCTGCGCCCATAACCCCTCCTCACCCAGACACGACTTCTTGTTTATTACACAACTCAAGAAATCACGTCGAGCCTGTGAACGGGACCTGACCGAACATGGTTTATACCGGGGGAGGCTATCATGAGTGAGGGATGGCAGCCCGGTGACTTGGCTCTGTGTATTCGAGCGGGGCGTGGGCGCGTTAAAGGCAAGATATATCTGGTGGTTGAAGTGTTCGATGACTGCCCTGCGAGCGGCGGAGGTACCGTTGTAGGGCTCGTTATTGAAGGTCCTCGGAACCCCTATAATCCTTTCTGGAATGGTGCTCATTGGTGCCGCCACTTCACCAAGGTGCCTCGCCATGAGGCCGATGAGTTCGACCACGAAGTAATCGCTGCCATGCGTGATGAGCCTGTCACAGCACACAGCCGGGACGCACACACTATCGCCCCGGCTGCATCTATTCATCTGGCTTTCCAGCCTATCGACAATTCGGGCTGCGATGACGCCGATTGCCATCGCTTCAGTGCGGGTTCCTTTCACGAGGGGAGCCTCTAGCGATGCACGGAGGGAATATCCTCGGCTTATTTGCCGATGTGAGGCGAGAAGATTGCCTCAAGGCGGTCAGCTTGGCGCTGCTGCGTGTGCGCGGCGCGGGCGAGACCTGTGAGGAAATCGGCCGCAAGCTAGGCTGTCATGCCGATACCGTTGAGAATGCGAGCAACGAGAAATCCATGCTCGCCTTCGACAGCATCGCCCGGCTGTGCGCCAACTACCCCGACATTGCCCCGCTGATCGAGGCGGTTTGGCGTGGCGGTGCGGCACCGGCCCCAACACTAGCAGAACGCCTCGATCGGATCGAGCGCGAAGCTGCAACTATCCGGAGGGAATTGGCATGAGTGGGCAGAGGGAACGAGAGGCGATCGTGGCTTGGCTTCATAAGGAAGCAGACAGGTTTAGTGCGCTCGCGGATACGACAACTTGGCTTACCAAGACGCTCTTGCAAACTGACGCCGAACTTGTCGATCGTCTCGCTGACGCCATTGAGCGCGGCGACCATCTGAAAGCCCCCACCAATGAGGGCTGAAACACCCACCCCATCGGACGCAGGCTTACTCCTCATGTCGCCCACGTCCGGCCGCCGGAGTTCGCCAGGGGCTTCGGCGGCACAGATTCCAATCCGCATTCAGCTTTCGCGTCGCAAGGGTTGGCGATTGCCGCCTAACACCGTGAGCGTCGCGCGGCCCACCAAGTGGGGAAATCCCGAGCGCGTCGTGCTCGACGAAATGCGGTGGGACGGCGAAAGCTACGATGACGCCGGCGAGCCGATCGAACATGGACCTTGGCTCTGCCTTGGTCGCGGCAGCACGTTCCCGCCCGAGCCACTGAAGTCGTTTAATGGCTGGTGGTTTGCAAGCCGCATCGAAGCGGTCGGGAAGGCGGTCGCGATGTTCCGGTTTCGTCTTACCACCGATATCACGAGCTGCCGACTAGCCATTGCCGATGAGCTGGCCGAGTTGCGGGGCAAGAATCTCGCATGCTGGTGCCCGCTCGATCAGCCTTGTCACGCTGACGTGCTGCTGGAGCTAGCGAACCAATGAAACCCCAGCCTACACCCCTACGCGGCCTCCGTGCCCACTGTTGGATGCTCTGCGCAGACTTCCGCATGTGGAAGAAGAGGCACTTTGTCAGACCTGTATTGGCGAAGGCTGGTCAGCGTGGATGGGATACCAGGAGGGCTGGGCGGTGATCGGTCCACTTCCCGAGGATATCTCCCGCGAGCAGGCCCTTGAGCGTGGCAGCGAAGAACTGCGCGAAGCAATCGAGGCTGTGCGCGCCGGACGCGATCCTCAAACACGCGTGCGCCTGATCTGGTCGAGCACAGAAAGCCAAGTCAAGCGCGATCCCGATAGCCGCAGCTCGGCAAGCTCAAGGCACTTCGAAAAGGTCTATGCTGAGAAGCGCGAGCGGGCCGAACTACAACGCACCCTGCGCGACCCTTGTCCACAGTGCGGCACCAGAATGGATCTGGGGTGCAGCCATGTCAAGCACTTGATTCCGGGCGATGAATTGATGGTCAACCCGGTACATATCAACAGGGCATGGGATCGCCTTGTGCGTAACTTGAAGGGCGAGGAATGACCCGCGCCCACAAATACCGCGCCCGCGCCACAGAGTGCCATGAAGGGCATAAACACCCAAGCAAGCGTGAAGCCGTCAGGTGCGATGAATTGCACTTGCTACAGGCGTGCGGCCAGATCGCGGACCTGGAAGTGGAGCCAAGTTTCTTCTTTGTGATCGACGGTGCCGAGCTGAAGCACGCGAAGGGCCGGCGCGCAGGGTATAAACCAGATTTCTCGTACACCGAAAACGGCAAGAAGATTGCCGAGGACGTGAAAGGCATGACCGCACGGGATTTCCCGCTGCGGCGCGCACTGTTCGAGCACCTATATCCCGAGATTGAGCTGCGAGTGGTGAAATGACCCTCCCTGAAGCCGAATCCATCCAGCAAGAGCCTGAAACAGAACTACAGGACCACTACGCTACCTGGCGCACGATAGGCCTGTATGCCCTGCTAATCGCATTCTTGCTGTTGTTCATACAGTTCGTGATCTGGGCGATGCAGGCCATGGAGCCGATGCTGGAGGGGTTGGGCATCGGATGAGCATCCATCCTCTTGAACGAGTTTGCGCGCGCTGCGGTGCAGAGGCTGGCCAGAAGTGCGTCGGCTCGCGCGGTCACGAGCGCAAATCGTTCCATCGCGAGCGCGGTAGTCGGCGGAAGGCACACGCCGTCTATTCAGTCGATGATCTGACCACGGAAAGCCCGATTGAAAAGCTGTTGGCTGGCGCGATCCGGGAGTGGCTAGAACACAATGACATCTCGGATGTGACCGTGCGCACACAGGTTTCGATTGGACCATACCGAGCTGACATAATGCTGGTCGATGGCATATGGGGCCTTGTGGTCGAATGCGAGGGCGCTGCGTTTCACAACAGCCGCGAACAAGTCGAGAGAGACAAGCGGCGTGATCGCTACTGCGTAGCCCGTGGCTATGCCGTCATGCGGTTTTCCGGGAGCGAAATCCAGCGCGATCCTCGCGGCTGTGCCGCCGAAGTCGGCCTATGGGTCATGGGGCCTGGATGAGCCGCATCCGCTCCATACACCCCGGGCTCTGGACCGATGAAGCGTTTGTCTCGCTCAGCCCGCTCGCGCGCCTGCTTTTCATCGGCATGTGGAACGAGTGCGATGACAAGGGAATATTCCCGTGGTCGCCGCTTAAACTCAAGATGCGCGTTCTGCCGGCCGATAACGCCGATGCGAGCGTTCTGCTGGCGGAGATTGAAGCGACCGGCTTTGTGCGTCGCTATGACTTTGGCGACAAGCCTTATGGGGCTGTGCGTAATTTCACGAAGCACCAGCGACCAAAAAAGCCGAACGACATTCATCCCGCCTCCGCAGAGATACTGCGTTTCGCGGGCATGGATGAGGAACAGGCTGGCCTTATAGGCAAGTCAGTTCCGAACCAGTTCCCCACCAGTGGGGGAAAGTCTCCGCAGATGGAGGATGGAGGATGGAGGGGTAGTTCGGAAGCTAACGCTTCCGGCGCCAACGCGCCGACATTGACCCCTGCTGAAATCACGAAAAGCATTTGGGATACGGGCAAAGCGATCCTCAAGGCGGCCGGTCACGATGACCGACAAGCTGGTTCGATCATCGGCCGTCTCCGAAAGACCTACTCCGACAGCCAAGTGCTGATCGTGCTCTCTCGCTGCCAGGTTGAGCAGCCATCGGAGCCGCTGGAGTGGATCACGAAGGCCCTTCAGTTCGAGAACGGAGAATCCAATGGGCGCGGACAACATCCATCCATTTCCAAGCCGACAACTCGGGAGATCGGGGAGCGGGTTGCCGCCCGTTTCGCCGATGGAGGCAACGGCGGTTCTCACCTCCTGCCTCGCCTTGGTGCGGCCGGTGGGCATGACCGCCGCTGAGGCGGAAGATTGGCTCGGGGTAGCTGTGGGCGAAGTCCTGCAATACCCCGCCGCCGTGCTGCACGAAGCTGCTGTCGAAGCACGCCGGACCTGCACACACCACGCGCAGATCGTGCCCACGCTGACCGCTGCCGCCGAGGAACGCATGGAGCATTACCGCCGCATGGCCGAGCTATCCGCGCCGGTTCCTGTGCAGGCGCTTCCGCCACCGCCAGAATTGAGCGACGACGAGTTCGACCGGATCGTAACCGAACGGGGTTTGGCTCTTTCTGCCCACATCGATCGGGGCCTGATCGTCTCGAATGGCGACGGCACATTTCGCAGGGCGACCCGATGACCAACCCTATCCACTACATAAGGGAGATGAGGTGATGGAATGGCGGCCGATTGAAACTGCACCGAAGGGTCCGGAGGACACCATCCTCGTTTTGGAGTTCACCCACATCGAGGATTACCATACCTCAATTTCTATCGGCTTTTGGTCAACGATTGATGCGTTTGCCGACGATCCCCGTGAGGGTTGGTGCGCGTGGGAAAGTGATCTGACCTCATCTGGCGATTACTGGCGCGAACTTCATCCGACCCATTGGATGCCTCTGCCGGCCCCTCCCAGCACTACCAGCGAGGAATAACCCAGACAATGGCAAGAAGGGGCAGACCACGTAAAGGCGGACGGCGCACAAAAGCCGACAAGCCGATTCGCACGGCAACGATCGTAAAGGGCAACGACCGCGCCGAAGCGATCAAGTCGCGCTATGGGATCGAAGGCAGCGATCCGCTTGGCCGGGCCTACATCGCTGGGCTACTCGGAGAAGGCAACCGCGCCAAGGAACGGCTCGATATGGGCCGCAAGTTCGCCCGTGTGCATCGTGCGGTGATACCTGGCCACTCCTACCGCTGTGCCCTCGACACAAGCCCCAGATCGGTCCTGACGTTCCAGACGCCCAAGCAACGCGACGAGGAACACTGGCTCAGGGCATCGCTCCCGTTGCTCGACAATGCCCTGCGCCCGTTCTTCGACCAACTCGTCCTGCCGGCCAATCCCGACAACAACCCGCACTGGCTGGAAAGCCTGCTGAGCAGCTACAAAGACCATCGCGATGTGATGATCCTCGACGCAGCACTCAAGGCGCTGGATTCGCTGCTGGAAAATTCCTCACAAAAACATCGAGCAAGCGCTTGACAGCATCGGCAAAACATGCGCTTGTGCACGTAAATGATGATTGGAGTTGCGCCCGCTGTCTGCGCAACGGGCCATCATCGACAAAGTTCCCCTTCGCCCGTTCCCCAATCCGCACTTCACCCTCCCATGTTGCGGGATTCGTGTGTGAACGGGCGAAACCCATTGTGAGCTAGATTGTGCTGTGTTCCTTATGCAAAGGCTCTGGCAATCTGCTTGTCACCCAACCGCGCTTAACATGGTGGCCCTGCGCTGCTTGTGGTGGTGCAGGCGTCCTCTGGATGAGTGCAACTCCACCTACGATCCGGATGCATAAGCTGGAGCCTGAAAAATGGCGCAAGCTTCAAGAAAAAAGAGCGCGAAAATTGGCCGCTAGCCAAGCGAGATAGTTTATGTGCCCCAATAACGCTCATCTATGCGTCATGCCCGGCGAAACGCGGCATAGGGCGTTCCCGCATTGGCTGTGCTGGTTCTGGTGGTTTTGAATGTTCGAGCCCGAGCAAATGGATCGCATCATTGCGATAATGTTGGACGCCGAGCATCCATACTCGCCAGTGTTTATGGGCTGGGCATTACGCAAGGCGTTCGAGGCGAACGGCAAGCTCGACCTGGAGGCGGGCAAGTTTATTCTCGACCCGCTTTTTGAAGCTCAGGTCGATGGCATGTTGGCCGATGCGTTAGCGGCTAATGAAGCGCGCGGTGCGGAATGACCATGCCCGAAAAGCCTAAAATAGGTGTGAATAGGGGAAACGCGGGCAAGGGCCGGCCCAAAGGCGCGACCAACAAAACGACGACGCAGGCGAAGGAAGCGATTGCCCTTGCGGCCGAAGGGCTCGGCGGCACCGAACGTCTGATCGCATGGGCACAAGAGGACCCGAAGAACGAAAGCGTCTTTTGGTCGTCGATCTACCCCAGACTCGTGCCGCTCGACGTGAACGGAACGCATACGCATGCAATCATGGACCGAGCCGAGCTGCTACAGCGAGCTGGCGACGAAGTTCGAGCAATCTTTGGTGACCGAACCGGAGATGGCGCACGCAATGATGGCAGAGGCCTGCCGCACTGATCTCTATTTCCTACTGCGCTACGGACTTCGCCGAGAGGACTGTGCTAATCGCTGGGTTTATGAGCGCTGCCAGGAGGTCCAGGCATCCCCAGATGGCCACTTGGACCTGTGGGCACGCGAGCACTACAAATCCACGATCATCACGTATGCGCTGACGATCCAGAACATTCTCTGCGATCCCGAAATCACCATCGGGATATTTAGTCACACCAGGCCGATTGCAAAAGCGTTCCTGCGGCAGATCAAACAGGAGTTCGAGCAGAACGACCTGCTGCAAAAGTGGTTTCCCGATATCCTGTGGCCCAATCCGCAGAAGCAAAGCCCCAAGTGGTCGGAAGACGAAGGCATCGTCGTCAAACGCAAGGGCAACCCAAAGGAAGCGACTGTTGAGGCGTGGGGGCTGGTGGATGGCCAGCCAACCTCAAAACACTTCGCCTTGCTGGTTTACGATGACGTTGTGACGCGCGAGTCCGTGACGACCCCGGAAATGATGGCGAAAACGACAGCGGCTTTCGAGCTGAGCGATAATCTGGGATCGCGCGGCGGCCGCATGAGGTTCATCGGTACGCGGTATCACTTCAATGACACCTACAAAACGATCATGGATCGAGGGATTGCAAAGCCGCGCCTCTACCCGGCAACGGTCGATGGCAAGATGGAAGGCGAGCCGGTGTTTTTAAGCCGCGAAGAACTTGCGGCAAAGCGTATCAAGCAAGGGCCTTACACATTCGCCTGCCAAATGCTTCAGGATCCCAAGGCAGACGAAACGCAGGGCTTCAAAGAGGAATGGCTCAAGTTCGCCGCTCCGAACCCTGAGGGCTTGAACGTAGTCCTGCTGTTCGATCCCGCCAGCGCCAAGAAGAAGGATTCGGACTACACTGCCGCATGGGCGTTGGGCCTAGGCGGTGATCGCAACGTCTATGTGCTGGACTGCGTCAGGGACCGGCTCAATCTGACCGAGCGTGCTGACCTGGTGTTCAACTGGCACCGCAAGTGGCGTCCGATGGCGGTCGGATACGAACGCTACGGGATGATGGCAGATATCGAGCATATCGAGGATCGGCAGGCGCGAGAGAACTACAGGTTCACGATTACCGAGCTGGGTGGACAACAACCAAAGGTGGATCGCATTCGCCGGCTGATCCCGTGGTTCGAACAGGGGCGTATCTATATGCCCCAAGCAATGATGAAAACGAACTACGAAGGCCGCACGCTGGACGTGATCGGAGCCTTCATCGAGGAAGAGTTCAAGCCGTTCCCAGTCGCGCTGCACGACGACATGCTCGATGCGATGGCGCGGCTGCTGGACAGCAACTTGCCGGTCGAGTTCCCGGCACCCACACCGAACCTGTGGGATGAAGACCTGGAACCGGCCGGCGCTGGCCGCAACGCAATGACGGGGTATTGAGCGATGTTCAATCAATACGCCGATTGCTCGATCATCGGCGGAGAAGGAACCGAGCGCACGCGGTACGCCTGCAAGCTGCGCCAAGCTGGCATCTCGACGTTTGCCGAGCTGACGAACCGCAAGCGCGACAAGATGTTCAAGCGAGCCTGTCAGGAGAATTGGTGGGGTAGCGCAGGCGTGTACGATCTGGACGACACAGAGGATCGGGCGTGGCTCGACCGCACTGATTTAGCGGAGGTGGGCGTCTGATGGACAACCAGACCATCGACCTGCCTCATTCTGAGTTCGACGTAGCCGAACAGGTTGCGAGCGAGTTCAGCGCGGCCCAGATACTCGATGGCCTGGCAAAGACCGAAGGCGACATTTCCGACGCACTGAGCGAGGACCAGCTTACCGATCTCGGCTCGAAAGTGATCGAGGACTACGAAACCGACAAGTCCGACCGCGAGGAATGGGAAAGGATCGCTCGCGACGCGCTTGAGAAAGCCGGTCAGGAAAAGGGCCGCGAGGAAAAGACCTATCCATGGTCGAAGGCGTCCAACGTTCAGTACCCGTTGCTGACCGTTGCCGCGCTCCAGTTCAACGCCAGAGCCTATCCGGCGATCGTCAAGGGCGATGAAGCGGTATCGGTCAAGGTGGTCGGTGCGGACAAGGGCGTTCCACGTCTAGGACCCGATGGACAGCCGCTGGCAACGGTCAATGGCCTGCTGGTAGTCCCTACACCCCAAGGCCCTGCCATGATGGCTCCACAAGGCCCGGTGCCGGTCCCTGAGGGTGCTCAGCCGCAGATCGTATGGGCAAGACCGCCCGGAGCGAAGGCAACCCGTGCGCGGCGCGTAAAGGATTACCTGAACGCCACCATTTTCTACCGCATGGAAGGGTGGGAAGGCGATACCGACATGCTGCTGATGCAGCTCCCGGTAATCGGCTGTGCGTTCCGCAAGGTCTATTACCGCGACGGCAAGCATTGCGCCAAACTGGTGAGCGCATTGAACCTGCTGGTGCCGTGCGACACGAAGGAGTTGAAGAACGCGGCGCGCATCTCTGAAATTCTTCCGCCGATGGCTCCGTATGAAGTGCTGGAGAACATCAAGGCTGGGTATTTCCGGGCCGCTCAGTTCGTTGAGGGCGAGGAGTTCGACGGTAAATCCCGCAAGCTGATCGAACAGCATCTGCGCTACGATCTGGATGGCGACGGCTATCCCGAGCCGTATATCGTCACGGTGGACCATGAAAGCCGTGAAGTCCTGCGGGTCGTGGCCAACTACGGACCCGACGACATCAAGCGCAAGCAGAACGGATTGCTCGCGAGGATCGAGGCAGGCACGTATTACGTCAAGTACGGCTTCTTCCCGCATCCGGAAGGCAAGTTCTACGATCTGGGCTTGGGACACCTGCTTGCCAGTATCGGCAACGTGGTGGAGACGCTGGTAAACCAGATGATCGACGCCAATACGGTTGCGGTGGCCGGTGGTGGATTCATCGGTTCCGGGGTGAGACTACAGGGCACGAACCGCTCCACTACAATTAGGCTGGCGCCTGGCGAATGGAAGCCGGTCAACGTTCCCGGGGATCAACTCAGGAACGCGATGGTCGAGCGGACTGTGCCGCAGGTATCGCAGATTACGTTCCAGGTGCTGGAATTGCTGTTGGGGGCGGCTCAGGACATCTCCAGCACGAAGGACGTGTTGACCGGCGACGCGAGCAACACCGGGCAGGTCGGAACCACGCTGGCGCTGATCGAACAAGGCCTTCAGATGTTCACCGCGATCTACAAGCGGGTGTACCGTTCGCTGAAGGACGAGTTCCAGCTTCTGTTCGACAACATCGGCAAGTACGCCACTGCCGAGACGCAAGCCGACTATCAGCAGGTGCTGGACGAACCCCAAGCCGATATCCGCGCCGACTTCAACGAACAGGACATGGATATCCGGCCGGTTTCCGATCCGACCAGCGTGACCAAGATGCAGAGCCTGGCGAAGGCCAATTTCCTGATGTCCACCGCGCCGATGGCCGTTCAGGCAGCGAACAATCCGGTGCTGCACAATATTCTGAAGCGGGTTTATGAGGCGGCAGATATCGAGGATGTCGATGGTATCCTGATCCAGACGCCTCCGCCGCCGCCCAATCCGAAAGACATCGCCAGCGCGAAGAAGGATTCCGCAGCAGCGGATGAAAGCTCGGCCCGGGCGGCACAGATATTGCAGGACATGGAAGTGCAGCGCGTCGAGAAGGCCGCTGAGCAATTCATGGCCGGGATATCGGCTGCGGGATGAAGCTCGAAGACTTCGACGCATGGCGTCGCGAACCTGCCACCAAGTTCATCTTCGCCGCTATCAGGAAGGCCGTCGAGCAGGAAAAGGCCGAATGGCTGCGCCTGTCATGGGAAGGCGGGGACGCCGACCAGCACAATCTGACGGTTCTCAAGACGCGCGCCGATGCGCTCTTGGAGCTTGTCGATAATGACTACGATACATGGATCAATTGGAGCGAAAATGCAGCTTGAACCTGTAGGCCACTTCGTGTTCGTGAAGATGCCCAAGATCGACAAGGTTACACCGGGCGGGATCATCATTCCGAACCAATCCGTGGAGGTCCAGGAGCGCGCCAGCATCAACGGCGAGCTGCTTGGCGTCGGACCTGCCTGCAAGAACCTCAATGGCGAGCATGTCGGAAAGACCGCGTGGTTTGGTCGCTATGCCGGCGTCATCATCGAAGAAGACAAGGAACTCTACCGCCTGATCGACGAGGACGAGATCAGGGCCGTTTCGTGACCACAATCGCCTGTGACGGTAAATCGATGGCTGGGGACAGCCTGATTACCGCGAACGGCGAAATCGTCGGGAACACAACCAAAGTTCAACGCACCGATGACGGCAGGATTTTTGGGGCGTCAGGCTCAATCGTCGACATCACGCGATTTGCCAAGTGGATGCATGGGGCGGAAGCTCCTGAATTATCGGAAGATTTCTGCGCGTTGATCCTCATGCCCAACGGCAAGGTCTATTACGTCGGCAACAAGCTGGAGCCATCCGAATACATCGTGCCGCAAGCGATCGGCAGCGGAGCTGATTTCGCCATAGGCGCGATGCTCGCTGGCCAATCGCCGCATGAAGCCGTCGAGATTGCGATGCAACGCGACACGCGAACCGGTGGTGAGATTACCGTATTTCATATCGATCCGCAGTTAGCTGCGGCTTAGAGTTTCCGCACAAGGCGGACAGGGCCTCGCTCCGGCCAATAGGGGCAATCACGCAAGGAGCCGCCGAATGGCGAAGAAAGCAGCGTCCCCGGAGGGGGATGACGGCGTCGTTGACGATATGGTCGATGACGGCACGACGATTACGATCGATACCGAAGAGGAAAACCAACCCGCACCTCCTACCGTCGAGGACTTCGCCCGCGCCAAGGGCTGGAAGCCGAAGGAAGAATGGGATGGGCAAGGTGAATGGCGCGATGCCACCCAGTTCCTCGAATTCGGGCTTGATCGCGGACGCGACGTTTCCCGCGAACTGAAAGAGCTTCGCGAAACCACCTCGCGCATGGCCGACACGCAGGCGCGCGTGATGGAACAGAACATGGAGCGCGTTCGCAACGAAGAGCGCGCCAAGTGGCAGAACATTCACCACCAGGCGGTTGAGGAAGGCAACACCGAAGTTGCATCGCAGGCCGTTGGCAAGCTGACCGAACTTGCCGCGCCGATCACTCCGCAGCGCGATTATATCTCTGAATTTGCTCGCGAAAATCCGTGGTTCAACACCGACCCGATGGCCAAGGCGGTCGCGATGGCTGCTGCCGAAGGGGTGAAGAATCTTCCGGCCGACGAACAACTCAAGGCCGCGAGGGAAGCGGTTCACAAGCGCTTTCCGGAATACGCGCCGAAAGCCGAGGCGAAAGTGATCGAAGTTGGTGACCCGGCAACTCGTGCTGGCCCGCCCAAAAGAGGAAAATCGGTTCACGATCTGCCCGCCGAAGCGCTCGAAGCGGCGCGGGCATTGCAACGGCGCGGCCTGCTGCCCGGCGGCCTTGAAGGCTACGCCAAGCAGTACTTCAACAAGGATGGGTCAGTCCTATGATCGAGATTCAAGAGCAGCCCCGGAGGGGGCGTCCGCCAAAAGAGGCGACTGTGGGGGCAACCGCTCCCGAAGAACGGCGTGAGCGGCGTCGTAAGGACGGGGAAGTCCAGAATGCGGGCCTGCGCCTCGCAATCCCCGACTGGGTGTACGAGAAGTACCCCGAAACGCAATTCAGGCATCGTTGGCTCCGGGACGAACCGGGCCGCATCATGCAGAAATACAACGAGGACTGGGACCCCGTAGAGGGGGTAAATCCCGTTCCTGGTGCGCATGATCGCAATGGCGATCCGGTGAAGCTCATCCTGCACGTGAAGCGCAAGGAATGGGCCGATCAGGACCGGGCACGAGCCGAAGAGCGACGCAGGGACATCGAACGGCAGGCTGAGCGAGGGCGCGTTACCGCACGAGGTGACGATGCCGGAGCGACGCTGGCCGAGAACGTGGCTTATGCGGATGACGCGAACCGTCTCCGCTAAGGAGATTCTTCAACATGGCTAATGCTAATGCACCCTTCGGCTTCAAGCCGATCCGGGGCGCCAGCAGCGGGCCGTACAACGATGGCGCACAGGTTTATGCGGCGGCGGCGGGCGACAGCACTGTCATCCGTCTCGGCGATCCTGTGACCGTCACCGGGACTGCGACCGCTGACGGCGTTCCCATTGTTGCCCAGTCCACTGCTGGTTCGGGCAACGCGATTACCGGCATCGCTGTCGGTTTTCGTCCCTACGGCGCGACTTCCTGGCTGAACTATCGGCCAGCGTCCACGGCGTATGAGGTCCTGGTCGAGGATGATCCGTTCGCGGAATACTGGATCCAGGAAGATAGCGACACCAGCACCCTTGCTGCGGTCGATACCGGCCTCAACGCTGCGATCATCTTCGGTACTCCCGGGGTCGATGGCCGTTCCGCGTGCATGATCGACAGTTCGACCAAGGCGACTACGGCTGCCCTTCAGGTCCGGCTGCTCGGCGTTGCGCAAATCGTCAACAACGCAATCGGGAACTACGCGATCTGGCGTGTTCGTCTCAACAATGTGACGACCACTCCGAACGCTGGTTCGACCGGCGCTTAAGGGGAGGGCTGAGACATGCTTATCACCCGTTCAGTCCACCCCAAGCTGCTGCTCCCGGGCGTCAAAGACTTCTTCGGCATGAAGTACAAGGACTACAAGCCGATCTGGTCGCAGATGTTCGAGACCACCACCTCGCAGCGGGCTTACGAAGAAATCGTCGAAGAAAGCGGTTTCGGGCTCGCGGCCATCAAGGGCGAGGGTCAGTCGATCGCTTATGACACGACCAGCGAAGGCGCGACCACGCGGTTTACCCCCGTGAATTTCGCCCTCGGCTTCATCGTCACCGAAGAAGAGGTGGACGACAATCTCTATGGCGACAAGGCGTTCAGTCGCGCCGGTTCGCTCGCCCGCTCGATGCGGGTGACCAAGGAGATCGTCCACGCAAACGTGCTGAACCGTTCGCAGAACAGTTCGTATGTCGGCGGCGATGGGGTGCAGCTCGTATCGAGCGCGCATCCCACGATCAACGGAACGCAGTCGAACCTGTTGACCGCTGCGGACCTGTCGGAAGCCTCGCTCGAAGACGCGATGACCAACATCATGCTGGCCAAGGATAGCCGTGGCCTGCCGATCATGGCGCGCGCCGTCAAATTGCTGATCCCGCCGAACGAAGCGTTCAATGCCTACCGCATCCTGAACGCCCGGCTTCAGACCGGCAAGGGGACGGACTCGACCAACACAAACAACCCGAACGCGATGCGTGAAATGGGTTGGGCACCCGAGGTCGTGGTCAATCCCTACTTCGACGACACCGACCAGTGGTTCATCGTCACCGACGTTCCGAATGGCCTCCTGAGCGTTCAGCGCAAGGGTCTGGCGTTCGGCGATGACGGCGACTTCGACACCGGCAACCTCAAGCACAAGGCCCAGGAACGCTACGTTCCCGGTTGGGCCGACTGGCGTGGGGTGTACGGCAACGCCGGAGCCTGACGGCTCAAGGGAAGGCTCCGCGCCCTAAAGGCGGAGCAACCTCTTTCAAGGGGCGCGGCCATGAGCGATGAAGTTCCCGCGTCTCAATACGGCTCGCCCTTTATCTGCATGCGCTGCGGCTTTCGCTGCAAGGGCAGTGAAATCAGGAAGGAATGGACCGGCGCTCGGGTGTGTCCCCGCTGTTGGGACCCCAAGCCGGAAAACCTGAAAGCCCCGAAGCTGCGCCCCGAAGGTGTGCCGAAGAAAAACGCCAGCCCTGAGCCCGAAGTCGTGTTCGTGGGCCTCAACGAAATCACTCCTGCCGATCTGTAGGGAAGGACAAGCCATTGGTCGCCTTCACGAAACTCAACGGATTTGTCGAGAACCTGGCCGAGAAGGTATTCAACCTTGGCTCGGACCAGCTCGTGGTCGCGTTGAGCAACACCGCGCCCGCTTCGGAAGCAACGCCTCCGAGCGGAGCCACCAGCGCATGCAAGCTCGCGAACGTCACGCAGATCAGCTACACGAACTGTTCGTCTCGAAACCTGACCACCAGTTCGAGTACGCAGTCCTCGGGCACCTATGCCTTGGTGCTGGCGGATTTGGTGCTGAGCGCCACCGGCACGGTCGGACCGTTCCGATATATCTACCTGTACGATGACACGGCCACGAACGACGAGCTGATCGGGTACTACGATTATGGCTCGTCGATCACGCTCGCGTCCGGCGCGACGTTTACGCTCGACTTTGGCGCCAGCGCCATCACCCTCGCTTAAGGATCGAACCATGATCTTGACCGAAGAAGCCTTGCGCGCACGCTGGCAGGAACTGACTTCCAAGCGCGAGGAAATCGACGCGCAGTTGCACCCTGCATGGGCCGAACTCAATGCTCTGGTAGCAGGCGATACTGCCCTGACGATCAAGCAGGCACACGAACGCGAAGCAGTGTTGCGCGAGCAGATCAAGGCGGCCCAAGCCGAACTATTTCCTATCGAACAGGAACGCGCGATGGTGGCCCGCGCGTTGGGCGGCCAGACCGGCTGACGCATGGCCCAGACCTACTATCTGTCCAGCCTAAGCAGTGATCTCTCGGGCGGGGCGGATTTCAACAGGAAGCTGGTATCGGCGGTTGAGACTGCCGGTTCGATCGTATTCAACGTAGCGTTTAATTCAACCGAGGACAGTTTCGCATTCACCGAACCGGGCATACCGGGGTCTGGCGGTGCGACGGGCGACTATTCGGTTGTCGTCAAAATCAGCGCCAACAATTCCACTGGCCCCAGTTTGGCGATTGCGTGGGCGAGGGTCGATTCAAGTGGCACGCAGCAAGCCATTTCGAGCTTCACGTCCAGTCAGGCAGTAACGACAACCACTCAAGTCCTGACGTTTAGCGCGACGGCTGTTAACCTTGGCACATGGGCCGTTGGTGATCGCCTGAAGGTCGTTTACCGCTTCATCAACACTGCCGGCGGCGGGCGACAGTTCACAGTCGAGACCGGGACCGCAAACGCGGCCGTCACGACAGCGTTCAATTACACGATGGCCGCAGGGGCAGGTTCATTTGCGCTCAGTGGTCCCAGTGTTGCGCTGAATTATGGCTATACCCTCAGTGCCGATGAGGGCGATTTTCAGCTTACCGGACAAGATATCGACCTGACCGCTGCTGCCGTATTGGCGGCGGGTGCTGGCAGCTTCACCCTTGCCGGACAAACGGTTGGAATGAGTTGGGATTACCCGGTGGCCGCTGGTGCCGGGGCTTATGTCCTAACCGGGCAGGATGTCGGCCTTACTGCTTCAGGAGCGATCAGCGCGGCTGCTGGGGTATTCGTTCTAAGCGGCACCGATGTAGCATTGAAGACGGCGCTTTATCTCCAGGCGGATAGCGGAGCGTTTACGCTGACCGGCGTGACTATTCGGTTGTCGCAATCGTTCCCCACGGTTCTGAGTCCCGTTCCTGCCGCATGGGCGCTAACCGCAGCGAATGCGAACAGCGGGTGGCTGACGGTTCCTGAAAGGTACATCGCATGACCACTTCGGGGACTACAGCGTGGTCGATGAGCGCGCTGGCAATCGTCCAGCAGGCCTTGCGTGAAAACTCGATCATCACGCTCGACGAAACGCCTACAACCGATGAAATTGCAGCCTGCCTCGTTTGCCTCAACGGCATTCTGCGGAGCTGGATACCTGCATCGTGGCTTGGTTCGACAGCGACGATAACCGTTCCCGCCAATGCTGCCTCCGGGGCATTGCCTGCGGAACTGGATGAAATCCTTTCCGTCCGAATGGTGCAAAGTTCGACCTATGAACGCCCACTCAACCGTTGGGGTCGGAGCGAATACCTGGAGATGCCGAACAAGCTCCAGACCGGCGATCCGATTTCCTATTACGTGGACAACCAGCGCGATTCCATCATCATGTACGTCTGGCCGGTTCCGACCAGCGATACGACGCTCAAGGTCGAATACCTGCGCTTTCCCGAGATCATCACGGACTCCGCGCAAACTGTTGATTTTCCGCAGAAATACAACGAATTGCTGTTTGTCTCGCTGGCGATGCGGTGTGCCGGGATTTTCGGACGCCAGCCCACGCCGGAATTGGTTGCCAGGGCTTCCCTGCTTCAACGCCAGTTCGAGGACGGCGAGCGCCCGGAAACCTACATCATCGAAACAGGGCTTGATTGATGCCAGCCTTGGGTTTGCCGACCGGCACCGAGGAGCGATCCTACGGTGGCCTACCCAAGCTGCCGATCGTCAATCTGGTCTCCGAAAAAGCGATTACCGAGCCAAGCCAGATCGTTCTGCAATCCCGACCAAGGCTGCAACGATACCTTTCCTCGGCATTGGGTGCGGCAACTGCGATCCGTGCGCTATTTTATACCGAAACCGCTTCATTGGGCACGTTTTTTGCCGTCTATGGATCGACGTTCCGCCAACAATCAGGGGGAACGACTGCGACGCTGACCGATGGCGGCGTGGTCCCGTCGATCGCAGGGAATGAAATAGGTGTGGTCGCCACGATGGGGGCCGGGGCCAAGTGGTGGAACGGGTCGGCCTTCAAGTCGATCAGCTTTCCCGACAGCGCCAATGTAACGAAGGTTCTGCAATCGCAGGGACGGTTCATATTCATTCGCGCCGACAGTGAGCGGTACTATGTGACCGAGCCGCTATCGAACATGATAAATGGTTCCGGAGACATGGTGATCGACGGCGCGGCCTATGTCAGCGCCGAGAATGATGCCGATTTGTTGGTTGACGGGGTAATCTGGCAGGATCGTATCGTTTTGGGCGGCACCAGCACGGTGGAGATTCACGGGCCGTCCGGCGACGACAACGCACCTTGGCAGCCGATCCTCGGCAGCACGATCCATAAAGGGGTTTTCCGCACTGGCTGCATGGCCGCGTTCGACAATACCTTTGTCTGGCTTTCGCCGGATCGGGTAATCTGGCGCTACAACGGTTCTTCGCAGCCCGACCGAATCAGCAATGCCGGGATCGAGGAGGCGTTGAAGTTCGCCGATTCCCCTCGGCTCGACAGCTTCTTCCTGGAAGGCCGGGAATTTCTCCATGTCTGGAACGAGGACGGCGGATTTACGATCCTTAACGGGGACCTCCTGCTCGACGCTTCGACTGGCGAATGGTGCGAATGGGAAACGAATGGTGGGCCGCTGGATGCAGGACCCGCGATCAGCATTGGCGAGAGTTACCCGCTGTTCGGAGCAAAGACCGACAGCCGTATTCTCGGAATGAGTTCGCGTAGCACGTTGCCGGGCGGGTCATGGGAAACGGCGGTTGAACATCGGTTTACGGCGGGAATGGCGATCGACGGCGGATCGGTGGCGTTCGCCAATCTGCTGCTGCGCTGTCAGACCTATAACGGCGCGGGAAGCCAGACAGTTTCGATGCGCTACAGCCGCGGCAAGGGTTCAACCTGGTCCGCTTGGAAAGACCGCTCGCTGGTAGGATCGAGCATTCGCAACAAGATCGAATGGCGACAACTCGGATTGATGGATAATCCCGGCTTTCTTGCCCAGTTCCGCACCGCGAACTGCACCGAGTTTTCCGTCTCTGGGGCCTATTACAACGAGTTCGTACAGGGCCGCAGCAGATGACCAAGCGCAGCTCGCTTGTGTCGCTCGGAGAGAAGATCGTCGATGCATCCGGTGGCGCGCTGCTCAATCTGGTGGAGAAGTTTCAGGCCCTATCAAGGCCCGATCCAACGACTGTCGGCAGTTTGCCCGCAAGCGGCCGGATCGGCGAAACCCGCTATTGCACGGACCTCAGGGTATTCAACGGAACCGGGACAAGGGAAACTGCCGGGAATGGAACCGGGGGTAGCGTCGAATGGAACGGCGCTCACTGGGTCATTACCGGGACCAACGTGACGGCGGCTGCGTGAGATCGTTCAATGGGGTGCGGCTCAATTACTTGGTGAACCATCCTTCGATCCGGCCCTTCGCTGGCGGGGATGGCAAGAGTTGGATCGAGCTTTCCTCACAAGCTGAAGACCCAAGCAATCATTTCCTCAATGGAGAGCACGGGGGCCTTTTCTTTCACTGGCAGGCCCCGGATACCTACGAGGTGCATATTTTCGTCCTGCCAGAAGGCAGGGGAACATGGGCCTACCGATTGGCGGAATACGGCCTGCAATACATGATTTCGGCAGGTGCAATTCACCTCTGGGCACGGCTCCCGGCAGAAGCACGACATTCGCAGATTTTCACGCTTCGGGCGGGCTTCAGGCCGCGCGGAGAAAAGACGTTCGACCTTGGTGGCGGCCCGGTTCGCTACCGGCTTTACGACTGGAGAAAAGAATGCCCCCAGTAGCAATTGCTGTTGGCGCTGCCGGCCTGCTCGGTGCGGGCGCGTCGATTGTCGCAGGAAGCCAGAACGCCAAGGCGATCAACAAATCGACCGACGCCAATCTTGAGGCTCAGCGGGAAGCCATCGCCGCCCAAACCGCAACGGTGGACAAGCAGATTGCGGCTTCCACCGACGCGCTCAACAAGCAGCTCGGTTATTCGACCGACACGTTCAACAGCTCGGGACAACTCCAGACCGACGTTCGCAATCAGAACATCAACATCCTCAATCCGCTGGCGCAAACCGGCTATTCGGCGATGAACAAGATCAACTCGCTGGTGGGCCTCCCCCAACAGGCAGCCTACACGCCAACGCCGATCACGTTCACGCCCGTAACCGCGCCAACGACCACTCCGACGCCTACGCCAACTCCCGCGCCCGGCTCGGCACCTTTGACGAGCAATGTGTTGATCCCCGCTTACGCCAAAGGAACGCCGCCATGGGGCCATCCCGGCGGCCCTGCGCTGGTCGGTGAAAACGGGCCTGAAGTGGTCAACCTTCCCGCTGGTTCAAGTGTCATTCCGAACAACGTTCTTCAGCGCCATGGCTGGGGCAGTGGGAACGTGTTTTCCAACGACAATCCTGCCGCGCACCCGACCCCTACGCCGACGCCAACAGCGACAACTTCTGCTACCAGCGTCCTGTCGCCACAGGATCAGGCGCTCAATTCGTTCTACAACACGCAGTTCTATCAGTTCCCGCTCCAGCAGGGCCTCAACGCGCTCAACTCCAGCTATGCAGCGCGCGGGCTGCTACAGAGCGGCGCGGCCCAGAAATCGCTCGAACAGTATGCCTCCGGTGTCGCTTCGGGCGCGTTCGGCGATTACCTGCAAGTGCTTGGCAACCAGCAGAGCCTAGGGGCCAACGCGGCGTCCGCCGAAACGGGCATCGGTAGCAATTACGCCAACGGACTTTCCGGACTAGGGCAGAATCTGGCGGGCAATATCTCGAACGCCTACGGCAATTACGGGAACGCCCTTTCCAACGCTTACGGCAACCTGGGCAATGCTCAAGCCGGATATGCCCAGAACGTCGGCAACATCAACTCGAACTCGGTCCTCGCTCATGCAGGGAACACCGGACAGGTAATCAGCGGCGTCGGCAACGCGCTCGGGAGCGCGGCCGGGTATTTCGCCTATCAGCCGATGTGGGGCACGGCAGCCAACTCCAATTCCAGCGCGCCCGCTGGTTTTTGGGACGCCTTGGGCTCGTAAGGGGAAACCGCATGCCAGATTACAGCGTCCTCGCCAATCCTTCTGCGGTCGGCGCTCAGGTGTCGCAGAACTTCCTTGCCGGGATGGAATACGCCCGCCAGGCCAAGACAAGACAGGCGTTCGTGAATTACCTGCGCGACCCGAGCGAGCAGAACGTCAACGGGGTCGCGGTGAATGATCCAGAGCTTGGAATGCAGCTCATGGACCGCGAGGCGCAGCGCAAGCAGATGCTTCTGGCCAAGACCCAGCAACTTCAGGCCCAACAGGTCAGGGAAAGGGCAGCCGCCGGCGATCCGCAAGCCACTGCACAACTCGCCGGGATCGATTTCGACGCATGGACCAAGCTCGACGCTCACCAGAAAGCGGCGGTCAAGGACAGCAACGATTATATCGGGCAGGCTGCATTGCAGATTTCGCAGCTTCCCGAAGCCCAGCGACCGGCGGCATGGGATGCAGCGATCGATCAGGGCACCCAGATGGGCTTTGACCAGCTCGCGCAGTACAAGGGCCGCTACTCGCCCGACGCCTTGAACGCGGTTCTCGCGCACGCGGGCCAGATGAAACAATTTCTCGACCTGACACGACCACAATACATGACGGTCCCGGAAGGCGGAATGCTGGTCAACACCCGCGATCCCGCCGCACTTCAGCAGACCCAGCAAGGCATTCCACCGGAAGCAATCGACGCACTCAAGAAGGGCGAAGGAACGCCGGAACAGTTCGACGCGCTGTTTGGCAGCGGCGCGGCGGCCAAGGTCATGGGAGGCGCCAGCGGCAACGCTGGCGGCGGCTTTCCAAACATTGCCAGCTATTACGGCCAGCACTGAAAGCGGCAATCGGGACTACGTCAACGGCAATCCGGTGCGTTCTCCGAAGGGCGCGATGTACGCGATGCAGGTCATGCCTGCCACTGCAAGCGACCCAGGCTTCGGCGTAAAGCCCGCTCAGAGCCAAACGCCCGCCGAGTACAACCGAGTAGGCCGGGATTATCTCGACGCGCTCAGAGGCCGCTACAAAGGCGATCTGGCGGCAATGTGGGGTGCTTACAACTGGGGCGCGGGCAATGTCGATCAGGCGATTGCGAAATATGGGCGCGACTGGTGGCGACATGCGCCTGCCGAAACCCAAAACTACATTGAGCGGAACCTGTCCGCAATGGGGAGATAGCGATGGCAGATAACCCGTTTGCGAAATATCTCCCTGCCGCCACCCCGCCTTCCGCGCCCGGTGTGATCTATGGCAGGCCCAAGGCCCCCGCTATCCCGAGTGGATATGAAACCAATCCCGCAGGCGGTGTTCGTCCGATCAAAGGTGGTCCCGCCGATCCGAACGCCAATCTGGTCGGAACGCCCGGAGACACGACCAAAACTGGCGAGGATTACCTAAAAACGCTTCCATTAGGCCTCGCGGGGCAGGTGAGGGCTCTTTCCGAAGGGCGCAGAGCGTTCCCGACCGGCACCGCTTTGAAGGATCCCAAGGTGCAGGAACTGATTGCGGCCGCTACCCAGTTCGACCCCGCTCTTGACGCATCGAATGCAGCAACTCGCGTAGCCACACGCAAGGATTTCACGTCTGGTGCGACATCGAAGAATATCACTTCGATCAACACCGCTTTGGGCCACTTGGGCACCCTGAAGGACGCGGCGGACAATCTTCACAACCGCGCGTTTCCTTTGTGGAATACCGTTGCCAACGCGGCCGAAACGGCAAGCGGCGATTCCAGGGTGAAGACCTTTAACATTGCCCGCGATGCCGTGGCCAACGAACTCATGCGCGTGTTCCGTGGCACTGGAGGTTCACTGGCTGAAATCGAGGAATGGAAAAACAATATCGAATCGTCCGACAGCCCTGAGCAGTTGCAGGGCGAAATCTCGAAGGCAGTCGATCTGCTCAATTCCCGCCTTGAAGCCGTTGGCGATCAATATTCGCGCGGCATGGGGCGTTCCGCCGATCCGATGAGCTTTCTTACGCCGCATGCGCGGGCCGTTTACGAACGACTCTCGGGCGGTACTGACAAGCCCGCGCCGGCCAGCAACATCATCCGCTACGATGCGAACGGGAATCGCCTGAAATGAGCAGGCAGGCCCATCTTCCGGACGGCACGATCCTTGAGTTTCCTGACGGCACGCCGGACGCCGTCATGGACAAAGCCGTCAAAGAGCACTTGGGACAGGCATCAGCCAAACCCGTGGCGAAAGCGCCCCCGCCAAAATCGTTCGGAGAAAGCCTTTGGGATGCGACCAAAGGTGTCGGCGGCTCAATTCTTGAAGGCGTTGGACAGGTTGCTGATTTTCTCTCCGATCCGAACCTGGTTGGAGCGGCCGCACAACTAACCCCCGCAGGGTCGCTGGTCGCGCCCCTTGCTCAAAAGGGAGCGCGGGCCTTGAACCGCAGCGGGCTGACGGGCCATGCCGCAGAATCGGTCGCGAATGCCATCCCCGAGACTAAGCAACTGGCGGGTCCTGTCCGGTTCGCAGGAAATATGATTGGCGGAGCGCTTCTCCCGGTCCCGGAAGCGCGTGTAGCCGATGTTCCAAAGAACGTTCTCGCTCCGGCCAAGCCCGCTGCGAGCGAGGTAGCCCAGGCGGCTCAGCGCCAAGGGGTCGATTTGATCCCCGCCGACGCCCGGGGCGAAACCATTAAGCGGCTGACCAGCGCGGCCAAAGCCTCGCCGCTGTCCGCTGCACCCGTAGTCAAGGCGGCAAGAGCCTCTCAGCAGCAGCTCGGAGACGCGGCGGCGAGGATCGCGAGCAGTCAAGGCACAGCGGTAACGACCGATGCGGCGGGACAAGCGATCCGCCAAGGTGCCGAGCGCTATAGCCGCCAGACCGCGACGACGTTGAGCAGGCTTTACGACAAGGCGAACCAGCTCGCCGGCGACATCAAGATCATCCCGCAACAGACTATGGCCAAGCTCGACGAGCGGATTGCGAGGCTTCAGAACGACCCCTCTGCACCTGAAGGCGCGGCTCAGGAATTGATCCGGTTTCGCGACAACATTTCCAAGGGCGTAGATGTTCAAGGACTTCGGGATGCTCGCACGCGGCTATCGCAAGGCGTGTATGACGGGAAGCTTCGTTCCAGCTCCGACACGGCGATGTGGAAGGACATTCTGGGCAACCTTTCGGACGATATCTCCAACGGCTTGACACAGGCTGGTAAGGGTCAGGCGGCGCGGGCGTTCAATGTCGCTGACAAAGGCTGGGCGGCCCGAGCCGAGCATATTGACGAAGTGCTACAACCTATTCTCGGGAAGGGCCGGAGCGGCGAGGATATCGTCGGCTCGATTGAAAGCATGGCGCGCGGCAGTTCCGGGGGAAATGCCCGGTTGTCTCGGTTGCTGGCCAACATGACACCTGAGGAATCCGGCAACGTCCGTTCGGTCATTATCGACCGCATGGGCAAAGCGACTGCCGGAAACCAAACCGCTGCGGGCGATGTGTTTTCACCATCGACGTTCCTGACCAACTGGAACAAGATGACCCCACAGGCGAAGGCGTCACTGTTCAACGATACGCAACTGCGTAGCGATTTGAATGACGTGGCGTTGTTGGCGGAAAAGATGAAGGCCAGCCAGGCGCTGTCGAACTTCTCGAACACGGGCGTTGCCTTGGTCGGAAACGTCGGCGCGATGTCGGCGCTGGCGGTGAACCATCCCGTGGCCGCCTTGCTGGGCGCGGGTAGCCAATATCTAACCGGCCGAGCGCTTGCATCTCCCGGTGTAGCACGCCTGTTGGTCAACGCAGGGAAACTTCCCGCCGAAAGGCAGACCGCGTTTCTTCTGCCGCGCCTAAAGCGATTGGCTACGAAGGCCAGTCCAGCGGCAGCGCAGGATCTGAAGCAAACCATGCAATCGCTGGTTTCTGCCGCGAACGACAATGTCGGGGCGGCCGCTCTAGGGCAGACACCCGAAGAGCAACAGCGCGATCAGACCGCGCCTTAGCCAAACCGGCGAAACATACCGGGCGATCAGCACGCCCAGCAACACAGCCTGCCACACTTTCATCCGTATTTAGGAGGTAGCATTCTATGCCTACTGTCAAGGCCCAGCGCGCGTCGCAAGAGCCGCAGCCGATTGCATGGGGAGCGGACGGCGCAACGCCACTGCCGGTTTCCGCCGCCAATCCTTTGCCTGTCTCCAGCACTGCTGGCGGCGCTGCGGTTTCTTCGACCAATCCCGAGCCGGTCTATTCCCCCGGCGGCTTCTTCACCGTCTCGGCCAACTTCACTCGCCCAGCGGATACGACTGCCTACGCTCAATATGACCGCGTAGCGGATTCGACCAGTGCGGCAACGGTGCTTGAGTTCACCAACGTAGCAAGGGCCACGGGTGAGGCTGTCCGTGTCGAGCGCATCCGCCTTCGCAAGACCGGCACGTCACTGACCAACGCGCAGTTCCGCGTCCATCTGTTCCGCACCTTACCCACCGTCTCGGCGAACGACAACGCGGCTTTCAGTACGGGCGGTTCGGTTCTGGCCGTTGCCGATATCGCTGGCTACGTCGGCACGATCGATATCACGATGGACAAGTCCGGCACTGTCGGAGCGAGGGGTGTTGGCGTCCCTACGGCGGGCACAGGGATCACCTGTGAAGCCGCCGGTACATCTGGCCATGAAACCAGCCTGTGGTGCGTGATCGAGGCTCTGGCAGCTTATACGCCTATCTCCGGGGAGGTGTTCACCGTCACTCTGGAAGCGGCGAAGAGCTGATGCAAGCCGCTGTCAGGATGGCGATCCTGTCGGGAAAGCCCTTCAACCCCGCCTCGCTGTTCGCGAACGGCGAAAAGGGCTTCTTTTACGACTTCCAGAACACCGCAACGCTGTTCTCCGATACGTCCCTGACTACCCCTGCAACCAGCGCGATTGCAGGCGTGAAGGATTTGTCACCAAACGGGGTCAACGCAACTCAGGCGACCAGCACCAGACAGCCGACGATCAACAGCTTTTCCGGCCACGCGGCCGCGCTGTTCGACGGGCTGGACGATAACTGGTCAACTGGATCGATCGATTTCAGCGGGAGCGATAAGCTCAGCATTTTCGCGGTGGCGCGTAAGACAAGTGATGCAGCAACGGGCGTGTTCGCTGAGCTAAGCGTGAATTTCAATTCCAATGCCGGATCGTTCGGGTTCTTTACTCATGATACCTCTTCTCGTGAATGGGAATGCGGCGCGCGGGGATCGGCTGCAGTCGCTAATGGGCAGTATGCCTATGACACCACTGTGTCTCCTGACACGGCGGTTCTAACGGTCACGCACGACATTGCTGGTGACCTTTCAACCCTTCGTCGGAACGGTGTCGCTGGAACCAACGGGACCGCCGATAAGGGTTCGGGAAACTTCGGCAACTACCCGATGTACATCGGCCGCCGTGGCGGCACGACGGCCCCCTACACGGGCTACGTTGTTGCCCTGCTTGTGATCGGCAGGCTCTTCACTGCGACGGAAATCACCAACCTGGAAAAATGGGGCGCTGCCAAATGCGGCGTTGCCCTGCCGTAAGGAGGAATTGATATGGCATATGTTGCTTCGTGCCTTCTAGTGAAGGTCGCATCCGCCGCCGTGATCGACGCGGTGTTCGACAAGGTGTTCAACCAAGGCCCCGGCACTTTCGTTGGTGGCATTCCCTTATCGGGCGACGGCAGCGAACCGGCGACCTATGCCGCCGCTTATTACGCCGCAGCCGACGAAACGATGGCCTTCGTCTGGCAGCAGATGGCCAACGGAACTCTTCCCGCTGCCGATGCCTATGTCGAGGGTTTGGAATGGGGCGTTGACGGCGTGCCGAGCGAGCAGGACGTGCTGGACGCGGTGGCCGACAAGGGGATGATCGTGGACAATAAGGCCAACGGCACGAGTAGCCTCGCGCACTTCAACGCCGTGATCACGAGCGAAAATCTGATGCAGGTTTCCTGAGCTACATCGGGCGGGCAGGATTCCCCGCCCAAGTCTCCCCGTCTGGCACGTCTTTGGTGACCACCGCACCCGCACCGATCATCGCGCGCTCGCCGATGGTCACACCCGGCAGGATGATCGCTCCCGCGCCGATGCTCGCGCCGCGTTTGACCAGCGTCTGCGGCCAGTGATCGGGATAGACTTTCGAGCGGGGATATTTGTCGTTCGTGAAGGTCGCGTTGGGGCCGCAGAACACGTCGTCCTCAAGCGTGATGCCGCTCCAGACGAACACTCCCGACTTGAGGGTCACGCGGTCGCCGATGACCGCACCGCCTTCGACGAGGGTGTGCGCGTTAAGATTGCAGTCGCTGCCGATTTTCGCACCGGCCAGCACGACCGACCACTGCCAGACCGTGGTTCCGTCTCCGATCTGATCGGATTGAACGTCGGCGAGCGGGTGAATCTTTGCGGGCATCGCGCCCGTCTATTGCAGTTCCAGCCTCTCAACAAGGAGAAGTAAAATGGCCCTAACCCCCACTCCCTCGCCAAGCCCGACTCCGTCGCCAACTCCTACGCCCAAGCCGACGATCCCGCCGCCTCCGGGGCAAGGCAATTGATCTACACGGCCGCACTGACGGTTGCGATCCTATTCGGCTGCGCGACTGTCTGGAAGGGCAGTCGTCGCAGTTCGATCCCGCTGCTGCTCAGCGCGTTGCTGGCAGTGGCGTTTTGCCGCCTTGGTGTGCCGTTCAATTTCTACTTCTGGCTGGTGATCGACTGCGCGGTGATCGTGGCGATCTGGCACGAGGACATGACCAACAAGGACATGGCGATCATCGTGTTGTTTCTGCCTGCCTGGATCAATTACGCGCTGACCGGAAATGAGCCGAATTTCTGGGTTTCGTGGGGCATCGTTATGGCTCAATTCGGACTTACTCTCCCGCTTGAAAAGGCGCTTTCATTGCTACGGCGGAAAGGCGTTGCCGAGAAACCCGATCGCTTCGACCTGCTGGTTCTCGCATAATGGATGCGCTGCAGAGTATCGTATCGCAGTTCACTCCGGGCGCAGCGGGAGTTTGGACAGGTGTTGCGATGTTCGCTGCCTATATCCTGCGGGAATGGCGCGAAACCCGCAAGCTTTCCTATGAGGATCGTATGGCCCGCCGGGAAGGCTACGCGAGGCAGGTTCAGGAACTATCGGACGAAAACCGCGCGCTCAGAAACGACCAGCGCCTGCTGCGCGAGGAATACGATCATTACCGGCGCATCTGCCAAGCCGAGAACGACCAGCTCCGCACCGAAATGCAGATGCAGGGCAACCGTATCTCGGGGATGATGCGCAAGCTGGCGGACATTGCCGTTCACGCCGCCCAAGGAAACATCGACGCCAAGCTGGTCGCTTCCATCCTTCAACTTGCCAGCGAAGGCCAAGCTGAAAGCGGCAAGGACTAGACCACGAGGCCGCCTGCCAGCTACGCCCTAGTGCCTATTTGATCGCCCAATAGGCATAGCACTCCTCGCATAGCCCATCTGGTGGACATTCTTCACAGCGAAGCGGTTCGGAGCTTTTGGCAAACCAGGCCCAAAAGCGTCTGAGCAATTGCATCATAGGACGACTCCGAAAGGTTGACCACGAAAGCGCGTTAAGCCGCCCTACGATTAGACCGCCGGCAGTTGATCTCCGCAATATTGCTCGGTGCACCCATCGCATCCGCAATCTGGCCCGGCGATATCATTGGGCGCCTCGGGCACTGGCATCCAGTATTTCGGCTCGCCGTCGTGCGAATTGATGTAATCCCAATCGCCCCACATTCCGCGCTGTTTAACCCGCGTGCAAATCGAAACGTGGTTTTCCCCATGGCCGTGATACGCCACTAGCACGGTTGCGCCGATCGGCACCTTCTCCACATCGCTTCGCCACTCGCTCATAAGCCCTTCCTCAATACCCAAAATCACAGGATAAAGCAATGCAGATTGGATCTGACGGCATAGCGCTTATCAAGCGTTTCGAGGGCTGCGCGAAGGCGCTCGGCAATGGCAGTTTCGATGCCTACCCCGACCCCGGAACTGGCGGCGATCCGTGGACGATTGGCTGGGGATCGACCGGCCCTGATATCCACAAGGGCCTTGTCTGGACACAGGCACAATGCGATGCTCGCCTAGAGGCTGATCTACAGCATTTCTCGGCCAAAGTCGCCGCGATGGTGCCGAGCGCGACGCAGCACCAGTTCGATGCCCTGACCAGCTTTGCATACAACCTGGGGCCTGGAAATCTCGCCAGCTCGACCCTGCTGAAAAAGCACAAGGCTGGCGACTTCGCGGGTGCCGCCAACGAGTTTCTCCGTTGGAACCGAGCTGCCGGTCGCGTCCTGCCGGGCCTGACCAAACGCCGCGCTGCAGAACGCCTGCTGTATCTGGGCGAAGCGGCATGACCTTTTCCAACGTCCTCAAAGGCATCGGCGGCGAGATAGAAATCGGCCGCACGCTACTCGCCAGTAGCGGGGTAGCGGCGATCACCACCCCGATCATTTTCGAGATGATCTCGATGGCGAAAACAGGCTGGCACTTCGACGTGACCGCGTGGTGTGTAGCTTATCCCGGCGGGCTGACTGCCCTAGGCGGCCTTGGGGTGTTCGCTATCGGCAAGAAGGACAAGGCTGTTGCTGAGGCGCGGGCAACTCAAGCCTCTACCAACGCGACTAATGCAGGAGCAACCCAATGACCGACGAACAGATCAAGCACATGGCGAACCGTTTCCTTGGATGGAAAATCCCGCAACCCTTCCGGCCTGATGCCGGGATCAGTTTCGAGCCAGAGTTCAACGTCGAATACATGGCTCGGCAGGGCAAGCCGCCGATGAGGAACGAGCCGACCGGCACCAACCTGTTCGGCTATACGGAGGCCGAAGCGATGATCCGCTACATGCTGGAAGGATTGCCCCAATGAACACCCTACGTAAGCAATGGAACTCACTGACGCCGACTGGAAAGATGTTCGTATCAGTCGCAGCGGCTTTTGTGGTGCTGGCTGTGCTGGTGGCGGTGCTCTAGTGCCTATCTGGCTGGCGAGCGCCGCGAAGGTCATTGGATGGAAGGGCTTCGTCTCGATCGGCCTCGCCATCGCCCTGCTGGCCGCTTGGCTGCTGCACAAGCATGACGTTGGCACAATCGAGAACCTGCGCAACAAGAACGCCCAGACCGAAGCGCGGCTTACGATCAGCAACCAGAGCATCGCCGAACTGCAATCCGACCTCGCCGCAAAGAACGCCGAAAGCCTTGCAAGAGCCGCTGCACTTACCGCCAGCGAGAAACAACGCGCTGCGGACGATCTGAGGCTCGCTCAGGAGCAAAAGGCATCGCAGACGCAGATTGACCGGCTCAATGGGTTAGCTCTCTCACAGAGGCCTGTAGGGGAATGCACAGTGCCGAAGGAGCTCGATGACGCGCTGACGGGCCTTTAGGCCCATAGGCGATAAAATTCACCTCGCATTATATGCGAAGCCTTGGCCCGTTTGCCGGTTACGTGATCGACAACAGAGTCCTCTTGAAACCGATAGGTGCGCCTTTTGTCCCCGCGCATTCCTGCACCGATCTGCCGCTTGCGGATGCAATTCGTTTCGGCCTGCTCTGCGCTCGCCGCGCCTATCTTAATGTCCCGAACAAGCGCGGCATGGGCTTCGCGATAATTTGCTTCGCGCGACCGCGACGACGCACCTATGCGTCTCTTGCCAGTCTCCAAATGGACCAGCTCGCAACAGTTCTGATGCTTGTTTCGGTGCTGACCGCCCTTGCCTGTGCCCGAGAACCATCGCACTGAGAAGCCGGTGACTTCGTCCTTCTGTGCTTGTTCGCACAAGACGGAAACCGTCACTGTGCTGGTGTGAACGCGCCCGCGCCTCTCCGTTGGAGGAA